ACCTTTGTCGCTACTAGAACTGGCGTCTCGTTTGAAGAAATTATTGGTAACGTTTGATCAATCCAAAATCTTAGAGGTTTAACCTAAAATGGCAACTAGAAATCAACTCAATCCACCACCACTAAGAAAGATTACGGACTTCAAGAGCAAGCTGTCGGGTGGTGGTGCTCGCTCTAATCTGTTTGAAGTCGAACTGGCATTTCCCAGTGCAGTCAGCGTAGAGGGTTTGAATGATATCCTTAACAAGGCAAGATTCCTTGTTAAGGCAGCAAACCTCCCAGCATCGAACGTCGCTCCAATCGAAGTTCCTTTCAGAGGAAGACTTCTCAAGATTGCTGGCGACCGTACCTTTGATACCTGGTCAATCACCGTTATCAACGATACCGACTTTGCTATTCGTTCTGCTTTCGAAAAGTGGATGAATACAATCAACCGTGTATCTGATAACACTGGAACAACCAACCCAGCAGATTATCAGGCAGACGCTTACGTTTATCAGTTAGATCGTAGCGGCGACACCTTGAGAAAGTATCATTTCTACGATATTTTCCCAACACAAGTTGCTCCTATCGAACTTTCTTACGACGCTCAAGGTATTCAAGAGTTCACCGTCGAACTTCAAGTTCAGTGGTGGGAAGCCGTAAGAGGTCAAGGCGCTAATGCAGGCGGTGAAGACATTAACTAAATAGTTAATAACGAATAGTCAAATTTATACGATGGCAAGACTTTTTGGTTTTTCAATTGAAGATAGCCAATCCAAACCACCATCAGTTGTTTCCCCCGTTCCTGAAACAAATCAGGACGGGGTTGACAATTATATTAGCAGTGGTTTTTATGGTCACTACCTTGATATTGAAGGTGTTTATAGAACCGAACACGACTTAATTAAAAGATATCGTGAAATGGCACTCCATCCCGAAGCGGACAGTGCTATCGAAGATGTTGTAAACGAAGCAATCGTCAGCGATCTCTATGATTCTCCTGTAGAGATTGAACTGTCTAACTTAAATGCAAGCGATAAGTTAAAAAAGATAGTTCGCGAAGAATTCACATATCTCAAAGAAATTCTAGACTTTGATAGAAAGTCTCACGAAATTTTTAGAAACTGGTATGTAGATGGAAGAGTCTACTATCTAAAGGTAATTGATACAAAAAATCCTACAGCAGGAATTCAGGATTTGAGATACATTGATCCGATGAAGATCAAGTATGTCCGTCAAGAAAAGAAGGTTGACGCTAGGGGACAGGCACTGCGCCAGAATGGTATTGGTCCCAATAAAAGAGCAGATGGGACAGTAGTCTTTGAACCGGATATTGAAGAGTATTTTGTCTATACTCCAAAACCAAACTATCCAAGTGCTATGTTTGGTTCGGGTGCTAAAAAGTCAGAATCAATAAAGATTGCAAAAGATTCAATCGTATATTGCAGTTCAGGTCTTGTAGATAGAAACAAAGGAACTGTTCTTTCTTATCTGCACAAAGCAATTAAGTCACTCAATCAATTGAGAATGATTGAGGATTCTTTGGTTATTTACAGATTGTCTAGAGCACCAGAACGTCGTATTTTCTATATTGATGTTGGTAATCTTCCTAAAGTAAAAGCAGAGCAATACCTGCAACAGGTCATGTCTCGCTACAGAAATAAACTTGCATACGATGCAAACACTGGCGAAGTCCGTGATGATCGTAAGTTTATGTCTATGATGGAGGACTTCTGGTTACCTCGCCGTGAAGGTGGTCGTGGTACAGAAATCACAACTCTTCCTGGTGGTCAAAACCTTGGAGAACTTTCTGACATTGAGTATTTCCAGAAAAAACTCTATAGATCATTGAATGTTCCAGAATCCAGAATCGCTGCTGATGGTGGATTTAACTTGGGTCGTTCTTCAGAAATTCTGCGTGATGAACTGAAGTTTGCCAAGTTTGTTGGTCGTTTGAGAAAGCGTTTTGCTCAAATGTTCAATGATATGTTGAGAACGCAATTGATTCTCAAGAACATTGTCACTCCCGAAGATTGGGAAACAATGAAGGATCATATTCAATATGACTTCCTGTATGATAACCAGTTTGCAGAACTCAAAGAGTCTGAAATGACTCAAAATCGTCTTGGTATTCTTGCACAGATTGAACCATATATTGGTAAGTATTACTCTACCGAATATGTTCGTAAGAGAGTCTTACGTCAAAGTGATTCTGAAATCATCGAAATTGATGCACAGATTGATGATGAGATTGAAAAGGGTATCATTCCAGATCCAAATGGTATGGATCCAATCACTGGAGAACCATTACCTCAAGAAGGCGAAATGATGCCTGGTGAAGGGAATGGTATGGAAGGAATGGGTGCTGATGTGATGGGAATGGGTGATATTCCTATGGATCCAGAAGCGGGTGCGGCAGTTGATGCTCAACTGGAAAAAGACAGCAAAAAAGCCGAGATATAAATATAACATATAATAACACACCTTTTTTATGGAAAATATTATCGATTTGATTGCGACTGATGCATCTGCGTCTGAAGTTTCTGACACGATCAAGAATCAACTTTTCGCTAAAGCAGCTCAAAGAGTTGAGATGGGCAGACCTGAAGCAGCAGCAAAACTTTTTGCTGACACTGATGAAGTAGAAGGTGCAGAACTTGAAGTTGAACCCGATCAAGAATCACAAGAGGATCAAGAATAATGGGAAGAATTTTACCATTAGGAACTGAAATTACAGTCCCAAATACTGTTGGTGCAGGTTCTAGTTTTAGTGAAGCGACGGTTGTTCGTCTTGCTAATCCCAGTACAACTGATTACGTAGTCACAGTTCAAGAAACTGCTGGTGGTACAACTGTTGGAACATTTACACTTCTAGCAGATAGTACTGAACTATTAGAAAAGAAACCAACACACGTAGTTTCTGTTGCATCAGGAACTGATGTGTTAGGTGCAAAAGTAGGATTTACCGCATAAACAAATGAAACTTATCACAGAAGAGATTTCGCAAGTAGAAATCATCACCGAAGGTAAAGGTGCTAATAAAAAGTTGTACATCGAAGGTGTATTTCTTCAGGGAGAACTGAAGAACCGTAACGGAAGAATGTATCCCATTCAAACTCTCGCAAGAGAAGTTGGTCGTTATAATGAAGCATTTGTCAACAAGGGTCGTGCTCTCGGTGAACTTGGTCACCCCGATGGTCCTACTGTGAATCTTGATAGAGTTTCGCACAAGATTACTTCACTTGTTCAAGAAGGTAATAACTTCAGAGGAAAGGCACAAATCCTTTCCACCCCTATGGGTAAAATTGCATCTTCACTTCTCGATGAAGGTGTAAAACTTGGCGTTTCTTCTCGTGGTGTTGGTTCACTCCAAACCACCAGTGAAGGATGTAAGATTGTTGGCGAAGACTTCCAGTTAGCAACTGCTGCTGATATCGTCGCTGACCCTTCCGCTCCTGATGCTTTTGTTGATGGAATTATGGAAGGAAGAGAGTGGGTATGGGAAGGAGGAATCCTTCGCGAGCAACTCGCTACTCAAACCAAGAAGAGAATTAACACTCTCGTTGACCAAAAAGCACTTGAAGAGAACAAACTCCAGCTGTGGAGTGATTTCCTCTCAAATCTTTAATTTATAAATAAATATAGATTAATACAAAATAATCAAAAATGTCCGTTGGTAGCAATTTACAAGAAATGGAAAACGTAGTAACCAAAGGAGCTGCTAAAGCTGAGCCAATGCCTTCTTCTGGTGTACCAGTTGAAGATCTCGGCGGTCCCTCTCCTGAAAATTATCGTCCCGATGACGATAGCGCTAAACTCAAAGAACCCGCTGCAACTCTGAAGCAGGTCAAAGATGTAGTCAATGCTAAAGCTGCGAAAGCAGAAGCAGTATCTGACGAGATCGAAGACGGTCAAGAGATTGTTAGTGAGGAAGAGGCAGAAGAAGAGACCACAGAGGTAGTCGCTGAAGAAGAGACTTCCGAAGAGGAAGTTGTTTCCGAAGAAGAGACTGTTGAGTTCTCGGTTGAGGAAGACGTTGCCGCTCTCTTGCAGGGCGAAGAACTTTCCGAAGAGTTCCAGGAAAAAGCGAAAACCATCTTCGAATCTGCTATCAAAGCAAAACTTGGCGAAATCAAAGAAGAACTCGCCAAATCATACGAGCAAACACTCGTAGAAGAAATTGAGTCCATCAGAGCAGGATTGACCGAGCGTGTCGATTCTTATCTGGAGTATGTCGCTGATGAGTGGCTCCAAGAGAACCAACTCGCAGTTGAGCACGGACTCAAGACTGAGATGACTGAATCATTCCTCACCGGAATGAAGAGTCTTTTTGAAGATCATTATGTAACCATCCCTGAAGATAAGTATGATGTAATCGAGAGTATGGTAGATAAACTTGATGAAATGGAGAATAAACTCAACGAGCAAATTGATCGCAATGTTGCTCTCAATCGTAGATTAGCCGAGTCCTCTTCTGACGTTATTTTCGCAGAAGTAACTGAAGGTCTTGCACTTTCACAAAAGGACAAACTCGCTTCTCTTGCCGAAAATGTTGAGTTTGAAAGTGAAGCAGACTATCGTGAGAAGCTTGTAACTTTGAGGAAGTCTTACTTCCCAGAGAACAGCACTCAAAGAGACCATACAGAAACAATCTCTGAAGGAACAGAAGCGGTTGAGCAGACTTCTGTCTCACCACTTATGGAATCCTACATGGATACTCTGAGAAGAGTCTCTAAAAAGTGATTTCAATATTATAAGTCAAACTAACTTTTTTATAACAAGGTAAAAACAAATGCAGATGTACAATCAAGAGTACCTGCAGGAGAAGTGGGCACCTTTACTCGACTATGATGGAATGGATCCTATCAAGGATTCCCACCGTAGAATGGTTACCGCAGTTCTCCTGGAGAACCAAGAAAAAGCACTTCGTGAAGAGAAAGAATTCCTCTCCGAAGCAGCACCTACCAACTCTGTTGGTAACGGTGGATATACTTCCTCCGGTGGTCAAACCGTTGCTGGTTTCGACCCTGTTCTGATCTCCCTGATCAGACGCTCTATGCCTAACCTGGTCGCATATGACCTCGCAGGCGTTCAACCAATGAACGGTCCTACTGGACTGATCTTTGCAATGCGCTCCCGCTACGCTAATCAGAGCGGCGCAGAAGCACTGTTCAACGAAGCAGATACTTCCTTCGCATCTCAGAACGATAGCGGCAACCTCACCAACGGTTTCACTGGTGGTTCGGTTGGTTTCGGTACTACTGGTGGTACTGGACTCACAGGCGCAAGCAACCCTGCAGCACTGAACCCTGAAGGTTCACAAGGCGCTACTACATATCCTGTTGGTCAGGGTATGCGTACAGACGACGCTGAAGCACTTGGCGACGGTTCTGGTAACCACTTCAACGAGATGGCATTCTCGATTGAGAAGGTCACCGTTACCGCGAAGTCCAGAGCGCTGAAAGCTGAGTACTCACTCGAACTCGCACAAGACCTCAAGGCAATCCACGGTCTGAACGCTGAAGCGGAATTGGCAAACATTCTCTCAACTGAGATTCTTGCTGAAATCAACCGCGAAGTTATCAGAACCATCTACAAGGTTGCTGAGTCTGGTGCACAAGTTAACACCGCTACCGCAGGTGCATTTGACCTCGACGTTGACTCCAACGGTCGCTGGTCGGTTGAGAAGTTCAAGGGTCTGATCTTCCAGATCGAAAGAGATGCAAACCGCATCGCCCAGAGAACTCGTAGAGGAAAGGGCAACATGATCCTCTGCTCCGCAGACGTTGCTTCCGCCCTCACGATGGCAGGAGTCCTCGATTACACCCCTGCTCTCAACGCTAACCTCAATGTTGATGACACTGGCAACACCTTTGCTGGCGTTCTCAACGGCAAGTACAGAGTTTACATCGATCCTTATTCTGCAAACTCTGCTGCTGATCAGTACTATGTTGTCGGTTACAAAGGTTCTTCACCTTACGACGCAGGTCTGTTCTACTGCCCATACGTTCCTCTCCAAATGGTTCGCGCCGTTGGTCAGGACACCTTCCAGCCAAAGATTGGCTTCAAGACTCGCTACGGTATCGTTGCAAACCCATTCTCACAGGGAACCACCACGATCACCTCACCTGGTCTTACCGCGAACTCCAACCGCTACTACCAGCGCGTCAAGGTTCAAAACCTCATGTGATCCATCGGATTCACAATCTCATCAAGGGGACCTTCGGGTCCTCTTTTTTTATGACCATAAATAGAATTAAACGCTTGTAACAATGAAACCAACTCCTAGAGAAACGCAAGAAGCGCATCAGCACTACGAGAAAGTTGTTGAGCATCTGATTTCAGAAGGTTATGCTGATGACAAGGATGCTGCTGATAGAATCATCAGTGGAATGAGCGAAACCTGGTATAGTCTGATTGTTGACTGATAATGACATCTTCATTTGCAAATCAAATTTCAAACAGGAACTTTCTTTCTCCAGCAGGATTTAAGTTCAGTATAGCAAAGACTCCGAAGGTAGATTTCTTTTGCACAACTGCAAGGATTCCAGAAATCACAATGGAAACAGTTGTCGAACCTTTTTACCTGAAGAATCTAGATGTTCCTGGTGAAAAGATTGCATATGGAGATTTGACACTAAATTTCCTTGTTGATGAAAACATGGAAAACTATATGGCAATTCACAACTGGATTACACAGTTGGGATATTCAGAAACGACTGAAGATTTCAAAGATCTAGTTACTGAAACTGATGGCAGCAGAGATATGTCCAATCAATTCAGTGATGCTTCACTGCACATTTTGAACAGTAATTTCAGAACGCAGTCGATACTCAAGTTCAAAGATGTATTCCCATATTCCTTGACATCCTTGGATTTTGATAGTACAGTAACTGATGTACAGTATTTCACTGCCCAAGTATCCTTCAAATATACAATCTACAATATTGTGGGAGCAGATGGTAGAACAGCTTTATGATCGATCTTGAAAAACTTCAGGAGATGTGGGAGCGTGATGCTGTCATTGATCCTGATAATCTACATAATGAATCTCTAAAAATTTCAGAACTACACTCAAAATATTACACGATTTATAACACAATTACTCTCTTGAGAGAAAAAGCGAGGGGAAGTTACAATAGTGTAAAGTTAGAAAGGTATAACTATTATACAGGAAAAGCACCAGCAGAAGTCTATGTACAGGAACCTTTCCCGTATAAAGTCAGAGAAAAAGATGCTATTCAGAGATATCTGGATGCAGATGAGAAGTTAAACAATATTGATTTAAAAATCAAATACTACGATACCCAATTAAAGTTCTTGGAGGAAATAATTAGGAATATCTCTCAAAGAACTTTTCAAATAAAAAATGCCATTGAGTGGCAAAAGTTCCAAGCAGGATTCTAATGGATCAAGAAGAACACGATTATGATTATACTGTAGATTTGCGGATAGAAGATGTTCGCACTCTACATTATTGTGTTCAAGAAGCAATAAGAATGTGGCCTGGTGCGCCAGCAAGACCATATGAAGAGCAAGAACATATGAAGTATTTGAGAGATTCTCTGTATAGAATGATGTTAGATTATATGTTCGATAAAGACTAATGGATTACGATTACGAAAGCGATTGGGATGAAACGGCAGATGTCCCTTATATCCAGATGGAACTAGATATTCGTGATGTTCATCAGTTATATAAATCTATATCATTACAATCAGAAAATTTTACAGACAATGAAGATGAGAACGAAAGAGAAAGGGTTAATGCTCTGAAGGACTTTCTTTATAGGATGATTTTAGAATATAAGTTCCAGGTGGAATAAATAGAAATAAATTGTCTATAGAGATGAAGACGTTTAGTGCATTTATAACCGAGAAATATAGTGAAGAGCACGCCCATAGAAAGTTGTGGAATCACTTTATCTCTCACGGTAAGCACGGTAAAGAAGTAAGACAGGCAATATTAGATAAAGAATATGATAAGGCATTAGAAATAATGACCACAGAGGTTCAGTATTCAAAAACTGATCCCAAGCATCCTTTGCACTTTGATAATGCAAAGAGAGGTTTTTCTGCAAAGAAAGGTAAGCAAGATGCTGATCTTGATACCTATCATAAGGAACTAGATGATGCTATTCGTGGTGTTCATGCTTTAGCATCCCAGAAGAAGTTGAGAGGTGCTGTTGAAGGAAGACACTCCGCTAGAGTAACTGGTGGGTCAGATCCCAATGCAAAACTCTCTAGAACTTGGAAGGGTGCTGGTGGTAAAAACGTAACACCAAAAGGTGATCTTGAGATCTACAACGCCAAGAATCCAAAGGAAAGGCGTGGAATTAGTATGAAGAAGGGTGGAGGTGCTCAACTTGCTTCAGCAGAGTCTGGGGAGTTCCTAGCGACCTATAAGGCAGCATCCAAGTCTTATGTTCAGAGATTTCACGGAGATAAGTCCAAGGAAGAGCGTAAGAGAATCCAACAGGATATTATGAATCGTGCTCAAAGAGTTGCTGATGCTAACGTCAATATGAAGACTGCTGGAAGAGACGAGAAGCAAGCACTGAAAGTCTCTGCACAGGACGTTCTTGATGGTATGCATGATAATCATCCAAACCTCACTAGACTCGTCTCACAGGTCTCTACATCAGGTGATGCGAAGTTTGGTGGTAGAAACGCACCAGGAACTGCTGGTGTTGTATTGACTGGTCCATCCAAGAAATCTGATCCTACTGCTAAACCTGCAGAGCAGCAAGTAAGTGCTAGACCAAGACAAGCATTGCCAAAAGGTGATAACAGACCTGGTAATGTGAAGGTTGATTATAGACCTGCACCACAACAACAGCAGGCAGCACCACAACAGCAAGAACCTACTGAACGCCAGAAGAAGATTATGGCATTGAGGCAGCAGTATGCTCAACAGATGATAGCAAATCATCAGGCGGCACAACAACAAGCAGCAGCACAAGGACAAAAAGAAAGAGAAAGAATTGCCAAGTTGCCACGTAGACATCAGGCAACTGCGTTGAGAAATTCGCAGACAAGAAACTCAACTACTGATCAAATCTCCCAGCATATGGCTTGACACGCCCAGATAAATACTAATAACTTAATATTATGAGTTATGTCTCATTTGATTATTAGTAAGAAGAACGAAGTATATCTCCACATCAAAGCAGACCCACATGTATATTATGAACTGGCAGATCAGTTCACGTTTGATGTACCTGGTGCAAAATTTATGCCTCAATACCGTAGTAAGTATTGGGATGGAAAAATTCGTTTATTTAATGTGCAGACAGGGGAGATCTATGTCGGTCTGTTAGATAAAATTAGACATTTTTGTGAGTCTCATGAGTACAGTTATGAATTTTTGAATAATCCGTACTATGGATTACCATTTGAAGTAAATGAGATGATTTCACACGAGGGTGTGAAAGATTATATGACATCTGTCAGCAAGTATGCTCCACGGGATTACCAAGTAGAGGGAGTATACGACGCCCTACGGCATAATAGAAGGTTGTTGATATCCCCAACTGCCTCTGGAAAGTCTCTGATGATATATTCGATTGTGAGATATCACGTTGAGCGCGGACAAAATACTCTGATAGTCGTTCCGACGACTTCCCTAGTAGAGCAGATGTATAAAGATTTTGCAGACTATGGCTGGGACGTAGGTTCATTTTGCCACAAAATATATGCTGGACGTGAAAGAGAAACTGACTCACAAGTGATTATCACCACCTGGCAGTCCATCTACAAACTTCCCCGTAAATACTTTTCAAGATTTAATGTGGTCGTTGGAGATGAAGCACACCAGTTTAAGTCAAAATCTTTAATATCTATAATGACAAAACTTTCCGATGCAAAGTTCCGTTATGGATTTACTGGAACCCTTGATGGTACACAAACTCACAAGTGGGTTCTTGAGGGACTGTTTGGTCCTGCATATAAAATCATCAGAACAGAAGAACTGATGAAGAAAGGGCATGTTGCTAAACTGGATATCAATGTGCTTCTACTGAAGCACTCACCACATAAGTTTGAAAACTTTGAAGAAGAAGTTCAGTATATCATCAATCACGAGAGACGCAATAAGTTTATTCGCAATCTTGCTTTAGATCTCAAAGGAAATACACTAGTCCTTTTCCAAAGAGTTGAAGGTCACGGACAACCATTGTACGAAATGATAAATAGCAATATCGAAGATCGTCATGTCTTCTTTGTTCACGGTGGTGTTGCTACTGAAGATCGAGAAAAAGTAAGGGAGATTACAGAGCAAGAAAACAACGCGATTATTGTCGCTTCATATGGTACTTTCTCTACTGGTATTAATATCAAGAATCTCCATAATGTCATTTTTGCTTCTCCTTCCAAGTCTAGAATACGGAATCTCCAATCTATTGGAAGGGTACTTAGAAAAGGAAACAACAAGACGAAGGCAACACTCTATGATATTGCTGACGACATATCATACAAATCCAGGAAAAATTATACACTTAATCATTTGATTGAGAGAATCAAAGTATATAACGAGGAGAACTTCAACTACGATATTGTAAACATACCACTCAAGAATTAATATGGGAGATGCTTTTTACAGCGCAATAAAACTAACCACTGGTGAAGAAATCTTTGCTCTTGTCTACGCTGATGATGTAGAGGGAGAAGAAATCCTATTAATGCAGACTCCAGTTATTATGAAAGTCATCAATACACCTGCAGGGTCACTACTGAAGGTCAAACCGTGGATGACATTGCCTACTGACGATCTGTTTGTAATCAGATTAGATAAGATCGTTACTATGTCTGAAATAAAGGATGAAAATATGATTAGGATATATACTAACTACGTTGAAGATTGTGCAGAGGACTCTGAATATGAAGAAGAAGTAAAGAGTTCCCAAGAAGCAAAGATTACTAGTAAGATGGGATATATTTCTTCAGTAGAGGATGCTAGAAAACTTCTAGAGGATCTCTATAAACTTAAAGATACTAAAGAAAGCTAGATCTGATCCTTCAAACCTAACAAAGGTATTCTAGTCATATTTCACTATCTTGTCAAGCTCTAAAAGTATGTTATAATATGTACATAACAAGAGTTTATCTAAAACTAGCAATGGTATTATGTCTAGAAAGAAATCAGAACACTATGTAAACAACAAGGAACTTCTTGAAGCACTAATTGTTTATCGTACAAAAGTTGAAAAGTCTCACTTGAAGACTTTCAATAGAGAAATCACAACAAAAGAAGATAGAGCAAAGCATTGGGATGATAAACCAAAGATCTCTAACTATCTTGGCGAATGTTTTTTGAAGATTGCGACACACCTGTCGTATAAACCAAACTTCGTCAACTATATGTTTCGCGACGATATGATCTCAGATGGAATCGAAAATTGCATTCAGTACATTCATAATTTTGATCCTGAGAAATCCAAGAATCCTTTTGCTTACTTTACGCAGATCATTCATTATGCGTTTCTCCGCAGGATTCAAAAGGAGAAGAAGCAGTTAGAAATCAAAACCAAGATTATCGAACGCACTGGGTTTGATGAAGTTATGATGGTTGACGATAGCTTGCTTTCTGGTAGTAGTTCAGACTATAATGCTATCAAAGATAATATTCAATATAAGACTAATCGATGAAGGTTGCTATTATCACAGACCAGCACTTTGGTGCTAGAAAGTCTTCCAAGTATCTTCACGACCATTTTAAACAGTTTTACGATGAGATTTTCTTTCCATACCTAGAAGAAAATAATATCAAGACTGTAGTCGATATGGGAGATACTTTTGACAATCGTCGGAGTATTGATCTGTGGGCACTTGAATGGGCAAAAGAAAACTACTATGATCGCCTGGAAAAACTAGGTGTCACAGTTCACACCATTGTCGGTAACCATACTGCATATTACAAGAATACCAATCAGGTAAATACAGTTGGACTTCTGCTTAAGCAATATCCAAATGTCATTGTTTATCCAGAAGTTGAGGAAGCAAAATTAGATAAACTCAAAGTACTCTTCATTCCCTGGATCAACAATGAAAATCTTGAAAGTAGTATCAACGCTGTTAAAGTTTCAGATAGCGTATGTGCGATGGGGCACCTTGAGCTCAACGGATTTAGAGCGCATCGCGGACACGTCATGGAAGAAGGTATGGACTGCGACCTCTTTGAGAAATTCACTAAGGTCTTCTCTGGTCACTTCCATACACGATCCGACAACGGACGAGTCTACTACCTAGGCAATCCGTATGAGATGTATTGGAATGATGTAAACGATCCTCGTGGTTTCACAATCTTTGATACTGAAACTCTAGAACACGAACATATCAATAATCCACACACAATCTTCCGAAATCTCTACTATGAGGACACCAACTACAAGTTATTTGACTTTAGAGACTATAAAGAAAAGATTGTAAAAGTCATCGTCAAGAAGAAGAGTAGTCCTAAAGATTTTGAGAAGTTCATTGATAAACTCTATTCAATCGGTGTTCAAGATCTGAAGATTGTTGAAAACTTTGAAATTCACTGTGACGATGATTTTGAAGTAGAAGAGACGGAAAACACAATTTGCATTTTGAATAGATATATTGATGAGGCAGAAATGGATTGTGATAAGACTATCGTCAAAGGCATTCTGCAGAAAATCTATGCTCAAGCGTGTGAGGTAGAGTAATGTTTCTTCTTACAGTCAAAGATCAAAAAGAGGATGGTGCTTATGCGGTTCATGACCGTAAAGGTAATAAGGTCCTCTTTCTCTTTGAGGAAGAAGATGATGCAGAACGATATGCTATGCAACTCCAGGATCAGGAAGACGCTGAAATGGAGGTTATAGAGGTTGACGGAGCACTTGCAATTCGGACGTGTAAGTTGTATAATTACCGTTATACTGTGGTCAAACCCAGTGACATTGTTATTCCCCCCAGACTAGATGATAACGTTTCAGAAGATCAGGTATAAGAACTTTCTTTCCACTGGGAACCAGTTTACAGAAGTATGCCTTAATCAACACAGAACTAATCTGGTCGTTGGAACTAATGGTGCTGGTAAGTCCACAATGTTGGATGCTTTGACTTTCGTTCTGTTTAATAAACCATATCGCAAGATTAACAAACCGCAACTAGCAAACACGACTAATGAACGTGACTGTGTGGTTGAGATTGAGTTTACAATCAATACAAGACAATACCTTGTTCGTCGTGGCATTAAACCAAATATCTTTGATATTATCGTAAACGGCACTCCATTGCATCGTGAGGCAGATGACAGGGCGATGCAGCGTATCTTGGAGGAAAATATCCTAAAACTTAATTACAAGTCCTTTACGCAGATTGTAATCCTGGGTAGCAGCACTTTTGTGCCATTTATGCAATTGACTGCTGCTAATCGTCGTGAAGTTATTGAGGATCTTCTGGATATCAGAATTTTCTCCGCGATGAATAATATCCCAAAAGAGTATGTGAGAGAAAAGAAGAATCAAGTCAAGTCTTTAGACCTGAAGAAAGAAACTCTGAAGGATAAGATGAAGATGCAAAAGAACTTCATCGAAGAACTTGAGAATCGTGGTAATGCCAATATCAATGCCAACAAGGAAAAGATTGCCAATTTAGATAAGGAAGTTGTCATTTATATGAAGGA